ATGTAGAGGATGATAAGATGTCCGGTCACGGCATGGACCTTTTGAGGTCATCGGCGGTGGCTTACATCTGGTTTTTTTTCCAGGTGTTTGCAGTATTGGGTGCGATATACGGCGTGCTATATTTTAGCGCGCGCGTTATCGTGTGGAGGGTTCACAGACGGTTCGTGTCATCGGCGATGGAAATCGAGGCCAAGGTTTCTATCAACGCGATGAACGACCCAGACCTTACTGTGGACAAGATGTTTGGGTCGAGTACAGAATCAGGGTTGGTCATTGTTCCAGAATTGATCAAGCTTGATGATGCTACTGACGAGGCGCAGCATCTGGACTTCGCGGTCCATGCGGAAATTTTCAAGCGTGGTTTGGCAGCGCTGGTAACCAGTAGACGACATAAGGGCCTTTCAGCCCTGTTCAGTCTACAGGATCTCCAGGATTGGTTCCTTGAACGCGGGCAGGTTGTGCCCGGTTGGGTATGGGACCAGTTGACGCTTTCGGAGATGACACTCGAGGGGTGGGAAAAGGCCACTAGAGTGTCTCAACGTAGGCGGGTTCGCAGGCCAGAGTTTGCCGGGTTGATGGCAAAGCTCTTGAAATTGAAGTATGGACAATTGGTCGAATCGGTGGGGGATGTTCGGAAAGCAAATGTGCTTATGGTTCATCGTGAGGCAGGGAAGTTGATGGAATCTCTGAATGTTAGGCTGCATGATCAAGCAGAACTCATTCATAAGGTCGTCGCCCTTTGCTTTATACCCTCCCGGAGCGAGACTGAGGCGCGGCAGCTGATGAAGTCAGCTGCAGCGTTTTCTGCAACGAGGGCATTCGATGCAACTTACCTGTCCTGGTTAGACGTGGTAAGTTGGTGCGAGTGGTTCCTGGGCGAGCCGCCACGGCGAGCTTAGGAAGGTGTGACTAGGGATGGCGGGTGGACGTGCGCTCAGACCAAGCTCACCCACCCGTCTTTGCGGGTTCGTAGTTACACTCCACGGAAGTTGCGGTCGCGGTTGGTTACAAAACTCCAGCAGATGGGACCAGATATCAAGATGGTGGTACCAGACAACAACTTGATAAATGGGAAGAGGGCCATGCTGGAGAGGTTGGTGTACGTCAAGGATGACGTCTTTGGATTTGTCGAGCCAACAGATCCTGGCTGTGTTGTTGTCAATGGTGCCTTGTCAAAATTCAAGAAGGAGCTTAGGAAGCATCTTTTTACCGTCCCTCCCTACTCTAGAGAGCAATTTCTATCGAGATATGCGGCGCGGCGGAGAGAGGTGTATTCTAAAGCTCTGGACAGTATTGACTCGAAAGCCGTTGACAAAAAAGATGCTTGGGTAAAGTTCTTTGTTAAAGCAGAGAATACCAACATTACTGCAAAACCAGATGCAGTTCCGCGGGGGATCAGCCCGCGTGGACCACGGTATTGTAGTGCATTGGGTTTGTTTATAGGTCCTATGGAAAGACCTATCTATCAGGCTATTGCAGAGGTGTTTGGTCAGGCCACAGTCATGAAAGGTATGAACGCCTCCACTCAAGGCACCAAAGTCTCTCAGTACTGGCATTCTTTTAAGAAGCCGGTTGCTGTCGGCCTAGATGCCAAGAGGTTCGACCAGCACATTAGTCGTAGTGTGCTGGAATGGGAACACTCTGTATACCGTTATTGTAACAGAGACAAGGAGTTGAAGAGACTGTTGGACATGCAATTGTCCAACCGTATTAATGCTAACTTCGACGATGGTGGTTTATCCATAGTTGTCAAAGGTAAGCGCATGTCTGGTGACATGAATACAGGTCTTGGAAACTGCCTTGTTATGTGTGCAATGGTATACTCTTATTGCGACTATGCTGGTCTTGTTCAATATAAGTTGATCAACAATGGTGATGATTGTGTGGTCATTATGGAACAGGAAGATTTATGGAGAATGAATCACGTTCAACTCTACTTTGGTAGGCTAGGCTTCAGAATGGAAGTCGAACCACCAGTGTATCAGTTGGAGCAACTCAAATTCTGCCAAACCCACCCAATCCGTACCCCAGAGGGATGGGTGATGGTCAGGGATCATTTTGTGTCGCGTGCGAAGGATGTGAGTACCTTCCGCGTCTTTAATGAGAAAGAATTTAGAGCGTGGTGTCACAGCGTTGGAACTGGAGGTCTATGTTTAACTGGTGGGGTACCGGTCATGGACGAGTTCTATCGTGCCATATTGAAGGCAGGAGTCAAGGGTCGTTGGACTGAGGAGAAAAATGGCATGTGGTTTATGAAACGTGGCATGGATCGAACTCAGTGTGTGATTAGTCCCGTAGCGCGGTATTCCTATTGGCTGGCATTCGGTATTACACCGAGCCATCAGGCCATAATTGAGGAATACTATCGTGGTTTCACCGTCCAATGGCATGAGAGGGAGGGAAAATCATCATTGCCCTATGGTGATGGAAAAATGTTCTTACCGATCCCCTTGTGGGATGGTATGGGGTTGAGCAATTAAGGACCAAAATACCCGACGGGGTTGCTAAACAAAAAGCCAAGAGACTGCACGGCTCCCTGTTTAAGTTTGCTCAATGTACAGTCCCGGTCGCTTCGGTATCCCATATGGCGAAAAAACAAAGGAGTAAATTATCATTGAAGAAGAAGACGAGTGGAAATGCCACTCACAGTAAGGCGGAGAAAAGGATTGCTGCACTTGAGCGTCAGTTGGCTAGAGCGTCTATTTCGACGCCGTTTGCTGATGCCGGCAGCATGGTTGGTTCAATGTTTGGCCCCTTGGGATCGAGTATCGGACGATGGCTCGGTACAGGCGTCGGAACCATCTTCGGATCTGGTGATTACGCAGTTGGTGGGGGACCAGGTTACAACGTATTGTATAACTCAAATCAAGCACCACAATTCGTGAGTGGCAAACGAAACAATATCGTGTGCCACCGCGAATATCTTGGTGACTTGACAGGGTCTACTACGTTTGCTGTAACGTCTTACCCATTGAACCCTGGTCAGCCGACCACTTTTCCCTGGTTGTCGGCCGTGGCACAAAATTATGAAAGGTACAAGATGCATGGTATGATTGTGGAGTTTAGAACTACTAGTTCTGAGTATAACACTTCTACCGCTGCGCTTGGAACCGTCATTATTGCTACGGACTACAACGCCCTTGATACCACTTTTACCTCTAAACAGCAAATGGAGAACTTTGAAGGTGCAATGTCAGCTAAACCCTCAGTTTCCATGATGCATGGCGTGGAATGTCAGCGTACTGCTACCGCTGATGAACTATACGTCCGCACTGGCTCTGTGCCTTCTGGATCAGATGCTAGGCTGTACGACCTCGGTCAGGTAGAGGTGGCAACCTCTGGCATGAGTTCAGCTTATGTCATTGGTGAATTATGGGTTACTTACTGTGTGGAGTTTATGACACCACATATTCAGGACCAAGCGGGTGGAGCAGTTTCTTCCTTCCATACAGTCAGAACCTCTGTCAGTAACACGAATCCATTTGGCGCGGCGACCCTATTCTCAGTTGGTACCTTGGTTCCATCATATACCAGTGCTGAGATCGTCATGCCACTTAACGTGGGTACTTCGTACATGTTCCAACTCGTTTGGACTGGTGGAGCTGTATCTACAGCCGCCCCTGTTTATTCATGGACGGGAGCAACTATACTGTATTACTACTGTAGTAGTAGCAGTGCAGATGCTGTGCAGTACGTGACTAATTCCGGTGCCACTACTGGTCAGTTGATCTATAGTGTGTTCTTCACTGCCACTAGCACGTCTGTTACACTGTTTTTGTCCGGTGGTGTTACTCTTCCTACGAGCGCTTATCTTGATGTGTTCTGCACAGAGATAGACAACGCAGTGACAAAGTAACTCTCTTCTCTACATTACTACACAACGATGTACAAAACTCAATAGATTATTTAAAAGAAACTTCAATTTCCACCCCCCAATTATTTGGGGGGTGGGGCGCAGCATGGTATTGCATCCAGGGGTTCCGACCCCCCGCCTAGCAGGAAAAACAAAAGCTGAAAAAAGAAGCGCAGCATGGTATTGCATCCAGGGGCACCGAACCCCCGCTTAGCAGGATAAACAAACGCTGAAAAAATCAATAAAACATTAAAGCCTGGCCTGGCAACAAAAATATGCATTTTTCAGGCATCTGCAACTGAGTTGTAGAGTCGTAGGTTCACATCAGCGATGGTGTGGGGCAGACCGTGACGACTATAAACGATTACCGCG